GAATCGGCTGTGCCGGTGCTGATTGGCCCGGTTGATCTAAGATTTTAAGCAACTTAAAATTGCCGATAATTGGCATTTTTAAACCTGATTCGCGTTCCTCTTTGCTTGTGTTTTGCTTTACAAAACCATTGTTTTCGTATTGATCAGGTGTGTCGGTCAATACCCCTGTGATGTCCAAATACTTTGCCCCTGTCTTTTGACTTTCGAAAATGCGTGCTTTGTCAATTTTTGAAAGGTCAATTTTGATGCTAATTAAACGTGCCATTTGATTTTTTATTTAGATTGTTTATTTAATAATTTTCTTGATTGTGGTGGTTGATGATTTCGATGGTGGATAATAATCAGCCAATTCACCGGATTCCTCATCCAATGTTGTTGTCTTTGATTTCAATGCCTTACAAAATGCCTCAACCTCTTTTTGTTTGTCTTTTAACCGGTCAATTTCAAACTGCAATTTGCACCATGATTCCGTTTCCGAATAATCATATTTTACACCGCCTTCCATTTCTGAAAAATCTACACCGTATGCCGATAATTTGCCATCTTTATTTTGGCGCAGATCAACAAATAAATGTTCTTTTAGGTGTTTGTCCATTTCGGATGACAATAACGTGAATTTTGCCAATTGTGCGGCTAATTTCACGGTGTTAATTGAATCTGCGTTGGCCATAAAGTTTTCGGCCATTTGCGCAATCTCTTTTTTGTTTAATTCTAGGATTTGACCATCAACGGCCATTAATTCATTTTTCATAAGATATAAATTTATTTGGTTTAAAATTCTAATTTTCTGTGTTTAAATAATTGCTGAATCTCTTTATTTGCTTTTGCATCATCGGTCAATATATCCCAAATGGACTTTAATTTTTCTAAATCTTCGGCCATTTTTACGTTATTGATTAATATTTTAAATTCTTCATCAAATTGCGATGGTGCTGTTGCAGGTGCTTTGACCTGTGGCTTTAATGCTTTGGCTTGTGGCTTCGTTTGAATCTCATTGCTATGGATTGCATCAGCATCATCAATGTCACCTGTTGGAACCAAAAAAGAATATAATAATGCATATTTCAATGCATACGTTGTTGCCTTACCTGCTCCTTTGTCCTGTGGATCAACTCCATGACCGTATCCGCATATTTCTTGACTTTCGCCGCTTTCATGCATTAATAAAAATGTTGAATAAACTTCCGTAAATACGGACTGCTTTGTTTTCATTTTGCCATTATAGTCTAATTCATCCCAACGTTCTATTTTAATTGTTGGTGTAATTCCTATTGGTAAAATGCATAAACCATTTTTTGCCATTGCTTGGCCAATGATTTTTTTAACCTCTTTGTCCGGAACACCTTTGTAGGACATTTGCCCTGTGCCAATTGTCATTGATTTTTCAATGCCCTTTACATCATTCATTACAGAAATGATTGCTTTAATTAAATTTGGTTTTTCCTGATTCATCGTATAATTGTTTAGAAATTCGATTAATTGATTCCCACATTAGGGGATAATTTAGTTTTCTTGAAATGGCCATCTGCACATTGTGTGGTTCCCATTTGTCTTTTCGTGGTGGCTGAATCCCTTGATTATTTAGGTCATCAGCCACTAATTTTTGCAACTCTGATTGATTAATTTTTATCCGCATATCGTTTATTTAACATTTCTTCAATTGATTCAAATTCCTCTGTGCCTATTTCTTTGCCTCCCCATTCATGCATCTCATTTTGGATGTATTTGCCTAATTCATCGGTGTCATTAAAATTCTTTGTCACCGTGTAATATCCTGCATTATCTTTGAATGTGATTTTGTAGATCATGGCCGTAGTGTTTAAATGTTTCCGATTATATACATGATTTTCACGCATACTGCCAAAACGGTCAAACAGATTACTAAACCTGCAATGTCGTTTTTGTCGATTGTTTTTAATAGATTCCACATAATAATTGATTTTTTTTGTTGTTGCGTTATTGCCTTACAAACATATAACCTTTATTTTGATTTCCAAACAACTTCAAACAAATTAATGCAAAAAAATATTAATTATTTATTTAACGGTCAAAAAATAGGTTAAAAATAGGTAAAAAATAGGTTGCCTATTAAAAACCTATTGAAAAAATAGTGTAACAAAAAAGGGAAAACCCAATGGATTTGCCCTTTCTTTACAACAACTTATGAATCACTAAACCTTTAACCTGCTATAAAATTACACAATTTTCCCATCTTTTATCATAATGTTTTCAACCTTTGATTTGCCGTTTTCAATGGTTACAATAGCCATCCCGTTGTTGTGCTGTGCAAATGGGTAATATTTAGGTGATAATTGCGTCAAACAACCTGTGCTGTACGTGTGTATAAATTTTTTAAATCCGTCTTTTTTGATTGTGTTGGTTGTTCTGTGAACGTGTCCAATTAAGGTATTGCAAAACGTTTTGTTGAACGTGCTTTGTGAAGGGTTCATCCCGCCTGCCATCAATTCATGGCCGTGACAAACCAACAAATCACCCATTTCCATGCCCTGCCAATCAGGAACAAATTTAATATCTAACACATCCATCCGGAAAAACTTATCAAATTGCATTTCGTGCAATTGGGCAAATTCCTCTGCCTGCTCATTCAAATATCGTTGATACCTGTTTTCGTGGTTCCCTGCTTTGAAATATATTGGGATTGTTGGGAATATGCCACGCAAGGTTTGCAAGAAATTACGGCACATATCTATTTCTTTTGGGAAATCACGCAGATCCTTTTCCTTTTCGTGTCGGCTGATGCTGTAAAAATCGAATGTGTCACCATTTAGATACAGGCAATCAATGTTGCGTGCCTTCAATTCCTTAATTGCGCATACAACAGATTCAACCGAATGGAACGGAATATGAATATCTGATAAAACCCCAATGACCTTTAAATTATCCGGTAATCGATCTGATGTGTATTCCTTCCCAATGGATGGTTCAATGCCAAAATTGTCTAATTCAAAAAATGTGGTTGATTCAATCTGTGCCTTTGGTAAATTTTCTAATTGTGACTTTGTGCGTTCACGCAATAAAATATTGTGATACCTCATTGTCTTACGCATCATATCAGCCGTAATGTATCCGTATGTTTGATAATATGTTTCTGAAAAAGTTTTGATATTTAATGGTGATGAATAAAAATGATCTCTGATTTGATCGTGTTTTTTGCCCATTTGTAGTTTTTTTTATAAAATTAGTCAAATTGCTAATTAGTTACTGCACTAAATAAAACAAAAATGGCCGTAGATTATTCCACGACCATTCTGCATTCACCCTAATCAACATCCGATGCACTTATAAAATGCACGGATGCGCACTACCAAACCCTATGAAAAACAAATTATTCCTGATACGATACCCTGTACGTATTTGCCACATCCGTGTAATTATTTGGAATGTGAAATTGGCACGTGTATACATTTGATTTCAACTGCACCCGGATTGAATCCACAATGGCCGAATCTGTTTCGGTTAATGTGTTAAATTTAATCCATAATTTATGCGCCATACTCATGATTGAATACTGATCCATATTGTACAAATCACCTTCATATTGCATTGAATATTGCCTAAAATCGTTTAATCTTTGCTGTGTGACTATCTGCTCTATAAATAATCCATTGGCATCCTGCGCACGTTTGAATGCATTGTTGTCTGTAAATGCCCCCGAAAATACAACTGAATCCAAATCAGCCTGCACCACATCTTTGTGTTCTAAGACATCAGATGTCACAAATGTACCGGACTGCTCACGAATAAAATATGCCTCTTTATATACGTTTTGATCCTTATCAATATTCCGAATTGCGCAGTTATCTAAATAAATTCCTGTATATGAACCCGGTGCATTGATGTAAGGTAATGCAAAACCCAATTCCATTTGCCCTGAATCCGGTGCATTTGCTGTTGTAAATTTAAACGTTTCAAATCTACCTGCTCCCACAACGGCTGTTTCATTCCAAACAATTGATCCGGATGTTCCCCATGTTTTGTTTGTATTGCTCCAATACCAATATGTTGATGGTGCATATTCAATCCGCAGATACCACGGCAATCTGTTATCCGATCCGCCAATGTCAATATTAATTGATATTAAAACTTGATATTGATTGGCTTTAATGGCTGATGCTGCCCCAACCGTAAACAATTTTGTCTGATATACACCTAACGCACTTGTGCCTGTAAATTTGATTGACTTACGGCCTGCAAATGGGTTTGCCTCAAATGTTCCAACGGCCCCAAATAATGTATCCCAATTTTCATATCCAAATTCAAACGATGCGTTTAAATTCAAATCATCCTGTTGCTGTGAAATATCGACTATTTCCTGATATTTTTTTACCGGCCTGCGTGGTGTCCTAAACAAATTTTGGCCAATTGGTTGCATATTGGTTGGCACGACCTTCAACATATTTGTTGTCACGGTTGATTGTTCAACACCTAAATAATTATAAATCCAATATTTGATGTCCTCTGATCCTGCATTTAAAAACCCTTGTTTGGCTGTTAAAATGCCGGCACCGGTGTATGTTCCTGCCTGTATTCCTGCAATTATCCGTTGATCACCATAAGATGAATTATTTACAATATACCACCGGCCAAACGATTGGAAAATACGGCAATTGAATCCAAGTAATATTGAACGCAATGTCATTTTTGCATCGTTTATGATGTATTTATTATTGTAAAATCCAACCTTTCTGATCGTGATTTGATCAAATATGTTTTTCCATGCTGCATCCGTTGAAATACGTATATCATTACTGATGTAAATGTCATAATCCAACTGCAAATTGGCTAAACCATTGTACATGAATTTCCATAATGTTTGATTATCTACACCAACTGCCGGCATCCATGTATCGTACCCATCTAATTGACCTAAATTGTCTGTGGCTGTAATTGACAATGAATACGGTGTTGAAACCAATGCCTGTGAATATAAATCATTTACAACCCAACCTGCCCAATATGTTGACCAATTTCCGGCTGATGATTCCCAATAAATTACCACTTTGTATTCACGTTCATCGTACAAATAAAAATCATCATAGGTGACATCATCTGTCACCATTAAATTTAATGTGCATAATGATCCAATCAATGGCTCATATAAATCCTCCTCTGCCTTCCACTCGATTTCAACCGGTTCTGATGTGCCAACCATTGGCAAAACCGATCCGGTGTAACCATTTTTAAATATTTCAACTTTTCGTTTGTTGCCTTTTATGTCGGCAAATTCCAAACGATATTTCACACCGTATGCCATATTTTTATCCTATTCTGTTGCGTTGCTTTTCTGCACGTTGTAATGCCACCACTAAATCCTGCCCTCTTAACACAAATTCACCTGTCATTGCACCGCCTCCGCCATTGCCTTGATCCATCATGCCCTGTAATTTAGACAATGGTGCAATTACTTCCGGATTTGATTTTGCACCCGGATATTCACCCATTAAACCCATTGTTGGCCCCGAAACAATACCACCTGCGGCAAATTTTGGAATGGCTGCAAATGCTGCTAAAACTCCACCAACTGCCGTTGAAATAAATGCCGGTGTTGTAAAGATAGCGGCCGGCCCTGTTGCGGCTCCTGATTGTGCTGCTCCTTGCATTACAAATCCCAATGATGATGCAAGGTTCATTACTAATTGCTTTGCAACCATTGCGCCTAATGCAACTAATGTTTGCATCATCTGTCCTGCAAATCCCTCCAAACCTGTTGATGCCAATCCCATTGAATCCACAATTGATTGCCCCAATGCACTAAATGCCTGTCCGGCTGTATCTGCAACCATTTGACCAATAGCCATAATTCTTTCCATCTGTGCTGCAACATTTGCGGCCGCTGTGGCTGCATCTGTATTTGCAAATGTATTTATGACTTCCGCAACTGCACCAAATTTTTCCTCTAATGCTAATAAATCTTCTTGATCGTATTTGGCATTTAATGCGGCTGAATCTGATCTAAATTTTTCATCAATTGCCTTTGTACTTTGATGCAGTCTATTGCGTTCATTTATTTGTTGATCATAAACTGATGCCAAATCTCCAACCTCTTTTTGGCGATCTGTCAAATATTTTGTTGCTAATGCATCCGCTGCGGCTTGATCTTCTTTGCCTACCTTGTCTTTTAAGGCTGAAAGTTTATCAAATTCGCCTGCAAAATATTTGTTGCTTTCTTCAAATGCTTTCTTTTTTGCTTCTTCAACGGGATCTTTTCCGCCTTTTTTTGCTGCTTTTGGCGCACCTGTTGCCGTTTGTGTTCCTGTGCTTGTTGCTGATTCAACTTTATTCAAATCAATATTGCCCATTTTGGCATATGTTTCAATAAGTTTATTAATGCTTGCTATTTCTGTTTTTGTTCTATTTGCACGATCAACGGCCCCTTTGGCCAATAAATTTCCATTATTTGTTGCTACACCATAAGCCAATGCCAATGCACCCATAACAGATGATCCTGCATCCGCTTCGCCTGTTTGCAATTCTAATTTTTTTGCTGTTAATGCCTCAATTTTAGCATTTGCCGCCATTGTCATCGCTTTTTGGCGCAACGATCCAATGTATTTATCCATTGATTTTTTGGCACTATCTGTGCCAATTGTTTCCAATGTAATTCCGTTTAAATATTCAGGGGATATTGCATTGATTGCTGCAATTGCTTTTTTTCTTTCAGATAATGAAACATTCTGATTTTCAGCCAATTTCACCAATCTTTGCAATTCATTTTCCTCTTTTATTGTGGCAGCCGCTGATTCCTTTTTTAAATTATTGACCTCTTTTTGTACATCAGTCAATTGTTTAAAAACACCCATTTGAACCAAATAAACGGCTGTTAATCCGGCAACTAATGCAGTAATTGCAACCAAAGGATTTGCCATCATTGTTGCCCAAAGGTATTTGACCGCCTTTGATGCGTTTGTAAATCCTGTGATCATATTTGTTGAAAGGAATCCAACTGCAATTAATACAGGGCCAATGGCTGCGGCTAAACCTGCCAATACCATTATAATTGTTTTGGTTGTTGTTGATGTTTCTGAAATTGATGTCATCAAACTATTCATTGCTTTGAATGCAGCCGTAACGTATGGCAATATTACTTGACCAAATTGCGCCCCGACCTGTTTTAATGATTCGGAAAACATACGCATTTGATTTGCCGCCCCATCGCTTGTTCGTGCAAAATCGCCCTGCGCATTTGCTGTGTTGGCCATCACATAATTGTATCTCAACAACACTTTTTCAGCCTGTGTCATCGTATCATATTGCTTTGTCATCCCTTGCGATAATGCAAAGGTTTTCAAATTGGTTTCGGTCATAATAACACCTAACCTTTTTAATGATTCCGTTTCACCGGTGAAAATTCCATTTAAAGCCGTTGTGGCTTCCTTAATATCAATATTTTTAAATGATGATAGATCACCTGCTAATCCAACCAAAGATGTTGATAATTTGGCGGATTCATCTGTACTTAATCCCATTGATGTTGCCATATCGCCAAATAATGCGGCCATATCTAATGCCGTACCCTCTGCAATACCGAATGATGTCAATGCGTTTTTGGCAAATGCCTGAACTTCTTGTGATGAACTTTTAAATGCCACATCAACTTTGTTCATAGATTCGTTAAAATCTGATGCTAATTTGACCGCTGCGCCACCGGCTAATGCCAAAGGTGCTGTGACATACATTGACATTGATTTGCCAATATCTGATGCAGTTTGTCCAAAATCTTTTAATTTCTTGTCTGCGCTCGATAATGCATCATTTAATCCTGATGCGTCACCGGTTATTTTTACGTTTAATTCATTTGCCATGATGTAAAGTTAAAAAAAAAGCCAACCCATTATTTGGATTGACTTTTTTCAATTTGATCTAAAAATGCCTTGAATTGTTCCGGTGTTGATTTCGGTTTTCCTTTCTCTAAATACACATCCTGTGGCAATGGGAATAATTTATCAGGTGTTATCAATTGAGAACGTTTTTTAGCTTGTGAATTAATGATCATTGTGCTTGTAAACCTGTGCATCTCCCAATGCAGGTTTATTGAAACACTCCATGATTCCCCCAACAACGCATTTTCTTTCCATGTGTTGCGCCAAAACTGATCCGGTGGAATACCTGCCTGACCGATATAAAAATCAAGCATTCGATCCCATGTTAGGGCTTGATCTGCTTTGGGTTTTTTGTGGATTTCTCAACGTTTCTGCGCACACCTGCATTCAGGTCATTGCCTAAAATACGTGATTGCATTAATGTTTCAACAATCAATGTCAATTGATCCTGATTCACATCCTCCATCCAATCACCAACCGAATAAATCGTATAATCTACCTGATTGCCATTTTCTTGATCGTATGCTAATAGGCCGGAATAAACCAACGCACGCATTGATGATAATGACAAACCGCCTCCAAAAACTTTGTCTATTTCTGAAATACTGAATCCTGATGCCTGTTCAAAGGCTGCCCAAAAATTCATTGAAAAATGCAGGGTGCGATTTTTACCGCCAATATTCAATTGACAATAGCCCCTCTTTTGATTGACTTCCATTTTGTGTTTGATTAGGTGTTTAAACTCTTAACCCCTGCACCATATTACCGATGCAGGGGAATGTATTACTGAATCAACAAATTATGCGTTTGTTGATTTTACGATTGCGCCTGTCAATGTGATTGATCCGCTGAATGTCACCGCTGCTTCCATTTCTGCCGATTGCTCGATGGATGCAATGTATCCCTCCGCTGTGTAAATCGTGTCACCTGATGCAGATGTACCGAATACACACGTGATGATTGTACGATTCAAAACAAAATCAACCAATTCCTCTGCATTTGCCGCAGATGCGTAGTTTACTAAACCATCAAATGAAATTTCACCTGAACGTAAACCGCTGATTCCCTCAGACCAACCTGATGAATCTTTTGTTGTTGCATCTGCAATGTCCTGTGAAATAGACAATGAACATGATGTTGTGTGTGCAATAGCCGTTCCATCAACTTTGATTAATAGGTTCGTGCCGTTAAATACTCCCGATGTTGCCATATTTTTGTTTAATTTTTATGCTCTGTTATTTAATGCAAATATATTCAAAATGCATTATAGATTTTGCCATTGAATATTTAAGTTTTCCCAATTTGTAAACACCTGATTCCATATCAATCGTGTATCCGTATAAATCCGGCCTGAAATGGTAAAATCAACGGAATATGTCGAAACGTTTTCCATCTGTGAAACCTGTTCCACGTTGTTGATATACCCTAAACCGTAATAAAACATCCCGGCTGTTTGGAACACCCATTGCACCTGTGATCGTGTGATTATTCTGTCCACAAATTGGTTATAATTAACCTGATCAGAATAATCAATCAATCCATCCGCTGAAAATGATGCCGATCGTTTACCGGCTAAGACTTCTTTCCAACCCTGCGAATTTTTATTGGTAAATTCGGCCATGTCCATTTGTAAAGACATCGTGGCTGATTTGGAATGTCCTAATGCCACATCGCCTTCATACAAAACAACATTGGTGCCGTTTACTAATGCCATTTAAACCGCAGGTGATTCAATTTCCGTCAATAAGGGTTCGATTGTTGGTGGAACCGGTGGCATCGGTGGAATATATTCTCCTGTGATTACCAAATTTAATTGCTCTGCTATCCAATCCCATGCATATGAATCAATTGTCCATTGTGCATATGCATCACCTGTCATTATAAGTGTGCCAAATGCCAATTGTTTGATTATTGTCGGATCGTTGTTTGGCTTATACAATGAATATGAAAATGTTGCTGAATTACCCAAAGAAACATTTGTTGCATACGCATCCAAAATTGTTGCTTCTTGTACTGATCCATTGTCCCAAATGGCAACCGGTTCGATTGTTTTCATAATTATAATTCTATTTCTTCTTCTATGTTTGTAAATTCAACTCCTTCAATCCATGTTTTAAGAAATCCAAATTCTTCTAAACCCTCCGGATTAATGATTTGGATTGGCTCAAAATCAACCTCAGTCAAATTTAATGCCTTTGATTTCTCAGTCAATTTTTTCAATCCATCTTTTGTGTATGAATAGCCTCCATTTTCTTTCAAAATTAGGTTGCCATCCTTATCAACTGATGCATTATCCAAACGGTATTCCTCTGCCTGTTCCTCGTATTTATCCAAATATGGCTTTAATTTCTCGTTAATTTTAGCCAATTTCTTTTGTGCCTTTGTCTTTTGATCACCGGCAAAATGGCTCAATACACGTGACAAAACAATGATTTCTGCGTACTTCTTTTTCATTTTATGTTGATTTGGTTGTTTAATATGCAAATATACTGATTATGGACAATACGTTGCACCACTTACAATTTGAATTGATCCGTTGTATCCGGATGGAATGTTTGTTTGTGGCCCTTGCGAAATGCCGTTGTAATAGTAAAACGTTGGACTAAATCCGGGCAAAACATATCGCTGACCATATCCTAATGCCGGTGCAATACGTGTCCACGCAGCGGCACCGCCTCCACATGCTGTTAATTGATAATATGTGTATTGAATTGCAACTAATTGGCTTTTCACAACCAATTCATTGTTTGGAACACCTGCCAACGGGGCTGATTGTATTTCAATGTATGATTGTATTAATTCTTTTCGAACGCAACGCAATGCCGATTGACCGGATGGTGGCATTGGTAATAATTGCAGGAAAAAACCATTATTAACTGCACTAATTAAGCTATCCCACGAAACCGTTTGATTGGCCGCAACTGATGTCCATTGCATATTAATTCAGGTTTAATTGTTTTTCTAATTCCGCAACCCTTTGTTCCAATCGTGCAATTTTAGCCGTGTGAACTTCACGATATGATAAATTCAAAAATCCATCCATATTTGTAGTCACGGCATATGGCATCAATTCCTGTGCATCCTGTGCAAAATATCCAAATTCAATTTTGCCATCCTTTTCGTATAATTTGGCCTCTAAATGTTCAATTCCTGCAATCTGTGCTGATCCATCAATCAATGTTTTTAAACGCATATCTGATGACTCAAAAAATGATGTTGCCGTTGATGATCCTGCAACCGTTTGATTGCCTGACATATCCAATTGCCATCTGTTTGCTGCGGCACTCCATCCACCAATTCGCATGACATTGTCCGAATCTAATCCAAAATTAACCGCATAAACCCCTGCTCTATGAAATGACATAATTGCACCTGTTCCTGAACCTGATGGTGTATAAGATTGAAATCCTGTTCCTGCTGAACTTGCTGTGTTGCCCGAACTATGTGCATATGTTAATCTAAAAAATTGTGTAACTCCATTTTTTTGAATATCAATATTAGGATTAGTCCAATCTCCAAAATTCACACCTACTGCCCCATCAATATTAATATATCCTGCTGATGCACCGCCAACCCAAGAAGTTCCAAATGCGTGAATTGTTGAATTATTTGTACCATCATTATAAAATCTAATTCTACCATAGTATGATGACGAATGGTAAATGCCGATTCCTTGATTATTTCCTGAAAATGAACCGAAATCCCCAATTGCACTTGCTCTTAAATTTGTTGCTGATAATGTCCCTGAACTTGATTGAATAGTAACTGCATTGCAAGAATACATATGTGATGGACTACCTGCTGCCCAAACAACAGGATAATTTGCTGAATCCACCCTGTCTGCTAAATGAGTAACCGTGCCTGATGAAGCCACCGTTTGAGAACCAATATTTGCGGATGTAATAAAATTAAACCACGAATTAAACAATCCTGTATCTCCATTTCGTGTTCTATATGCAATTTGACCTCCACCACCATATCCTGCATTAATTTGCAATGAATAAGTTGATGGGCCAACTCTCATAATTGGGCCTGTGTATGGCGCATTTACCGAATATGTAAATCCTGATGCATTCGTATCCATTGTATTTGCATCAAGTGTGAAACCTTGATAATAAAAAATTGCATCAGGTTTACTCGTAACATTACCCCATGCAACTGATGATGCACTATCTGCAATTCTTGCTGAATCTACACGAACCCCATATGTATTTGAACCATTCCACCCCATCAATGTAGGATATTGAGATGTCCACGCAATTTGTGCATTTGTATTATTTACCGCTGTTCCTGATGGGGATGTGGATGATGATGCATCAAAAATTACGTGATTATTACCATAGTTTTTCCATGCTAATAAACCAACAACATTATCAATTACCAAATTTCCAACCCCCCAATTTGTCCACGATCTATTTACAACCGCATATGTCGAAACATTGCCTGCGTGAATTAATGCAAATTCCGTGTCTGAACCATCAGCATTAACAACGGTATTATTTGACAATATTACTTTGCCCATTCCGTAAATTCCTAATGAATTTAAACGTAATGTATTCCATGCACCCATTGAATTAGTATGGCCAAAAATACCTGATCTGCCTGCGTAATTTCCCATAAATGCACCAATATCTGCTGTTGCATTATATGTTCCAATTAATCCCCTCCAAATTGCTGATGTTCCATCTGATTGAACCTTCAATGCAGTTCCAACAACCGTACTGCTTATTGTTCCGGTCATTGTTCCACCTGATAATGGCAATGCGTATGATCCATAATTTGAATCATCTAATAATCTTGTCCAACCAACTGATGCAATCCCTCCGCTATTTGTTCTATAATATGCCCCTGTGCCTGCTTGAACTGCAAATGCTAATTGAGAAACCCAATTATCTTGCGAAATGCCACTCCATGCCATATTTAATACGTGTGTCCAACCTGAAATTCCTGATGTTGTGGACATTGCAATCCAATCACCTGTTGTGGTCATTGGTGTATTAATGTTATAAATGGCATTTACCGCATCAGTAATTCCATATCCTGATAATGATGTGGGTTTGCCTGTTATATTTGCCCACGCAATTGAACTTGATGATGTTAAATATGTACTTGAATCGATTGATCCATCTGCCTTTAAAAACTGACTTGATGTGCCCCCTGATTTGATAAACGATGCCGATGTCAATGTTCCGGAATTTATCGCATTGCCTGATGGTGTTATTTGGAACTTTGTCGCACCGGCTGTTTGGTCATAAATATAAAAATACCCTGAATCAACAAATAATGTGTAATCCGGATTATTATCTGTATCGGTAAAATATAGTTTTGGTTCGGCACCGCTAATTGTCATGTTTCCTGTGAATACAGGATTTGCCGCATCTGCTTTCAATGCCAACTTTGCCAATACGGCATTACTGTTTGGATATTCCGTTGATGATGCCAATAAATTTGACACCATTTTATCCAAACGTTGGTATGTACTTGCAGCCGTTGTTTGTGTCAAATATGTACTTGCTGCACTTGTTGTTGTCAAATATGTATTTGTGTCTAATGACCACGTATCTGCTGCCGTTTTAATTAAAAATCCGGTTGTTCCTACCAATGCGGCAATGGCTGTTAAATCCGCATCTAATGGCTGTTTTGTACCCAATCCGGTGACAACTGCATTCACCGATGGATATTTGGTTGCTGATGCAGTCAAATCCGTTGATAAATTGGCCAATGTTTGGTATGTGGTTGCGGCTGTTGCACTTAATAAGTAATTTGCCAATGTTGCTGATGTCACGTATGTACTTGAATCAATTGTGCCATCTGCCTTTAAAAACTGCGATGCTGTGCCACCGGTTTTTGCAATTGTACCCACAATTAAATCCCCTGCAATGGTTGTCACACCGGATGAATTGATCACAAAACGTGTCAATCCGGCTGTCTGATCGTAAATTCTAAAAAATCCGGCATCAACACCAATAAAATAATCAGGGTTTTGATCCGTGTCTGTAAATGTCAATTTAGGTTCTGCACCTGAAATTGTCATATTTCCTGTGAACACAGGGTTTAATGCATCTGCTTTTAATGCTAATGCTGCAATGACTGCATTTGAATTTGGATATTCTGTTGCACTTGCAAGCAAATTGGAAACCATTTTATCCAATCTTTGGTATGTACTTGCGGCATCTGTTGTTGTCAAATACGTTGAATTGTCATATGAAATCGTTGTGCCTGATGCCTTTACAAATCCTGTGCCACTCAATTGTGCCTGTGGTGTGTAACCTAATGCAGATACAATACTTTTGTTTTTCCACAAACCTGTGGCCAAATCATAAAACAAACCATGATTATTGGCAGGATCAGCAATGTAAACATCATGAATTTCCTTTAATTCAAACCCATTTTGAACGTTTACAAAGATTTCACCATTGTTTGATTGCACACGTGTCACAACACCAATATAAACTAAATGTGCCGGTGCATATGGTTTATTTGCTAAACCAAAAATCAATGCACCATTGACACCTAACCAAACCGGATCACCGGCTGTTGCTGTTGATGTATCCAAACCGGCTAATAATCCGAATGTCACGCATTTGACAAACGCATTTGTTGATCCACCTGTTTCAAGTAAACCAAACGTTTTTGAACTCAATGCCTCTGTTGTATTTGATGCAGCCGAAACAATCATATTTGTTCCATTGGCTGATGATACATATACGGCTGTGCCTTTGGTTAATGTCTGCCCTAATTTGACCTCATTTTTTGTCTGTGTGGCGAAATTATCAATCCATTCAGTATTATAGTCCGTTGCGTTAATTTTAGCCAAAATTTGACCTGTTGTTCCGCCTGTTGGTAAACCACCCGGTAATGTTGGGAATGTAGCCAATGAACCATCACCACGAATGTATTGTGAAATCGTACCGTTTGGATTATTGAATTTGGCATTTAATGCCGTTTGTAAATCTGTCTGATTGCTTAATGTGCCGGTAATATTGCCCCACACGGCTGATGTTCCTGCAATAGTCCATGATCTGTTTGCTGATAAATCATATGTTGTTCCATTGATTGTCAATGTCCGGGCATTTGTGACCGGTGTGAACCCTAATGCAGCAATGATTTGTGAACTATTTATTGATGTTAAATAGGTATTTGCATCCAATGATCCATCCGCTTTTAAAAATTGCGATGCTAAACCATTAGTGACCTTGTATTTGTTTGCTCTTAAAAACCCATTTGAATCAATAAAAACATTTGATCCCCCACCAAAACCATCTGTGATTTGCTTTTCGCTTGCTGTTAGGATGTCATTATCAATGGTTTTTAATAATGCTTTGTAGGTTTCCGCAACCAAATTCCCGGTTAATGATGCCATTTTTTACCTGCTTAATTTTATGCAAGTTAAAAAATAATCAGCCTTGTTTTTATGAACACGTAACCGATAATGATAACCGATTCAAAAAAGATGGTTATAATGGCCCACATTGGAATCACATTTTTAATCACCTCTTTGTTCGAAATTTGAACATTGTCCGATTTTGACAATTGGTATTTGGATTTGTACACAGATTCTATTGAATCAATGTCAATTTTGGCCTCAATTCTGCCACGTGTTGAACGCAATGTGATTGATCCCTGTGGTATTATAAATTTGGAATAAAAGTCCGTTAAAATGCCCAAAGAATCGCACGGATTTTCGATGATAATTGAATCCCGGATGGCCTTTGTTTTGTAGATCACATCCGATGTGTGGATGGTATCATATTTCACAATCGTATTTTCTTTAATAATTGTTTTTGATGGTTTGCAACTTGCAAACAAAATGATGGCGATGATTAGGTATTTTTTCATTTTAGATTATTATGTAACCCTGTGAATCTACTTTTTTGGCATTCCACAATGCAAAATATTGCGATGGTGTTTTTCCAAATGCTTTTTGAAAATGTGGCATATCAGGAAATTTTTTCCAATCACCACCCCATTCCCAACCATACTTTTTAAACACGGCCACAACCTCCATCCAATCTGCTTTGCCATCCCCATCAAAATCTTTTTTCATATCCCATGAAACAGATTTCGCATTAATTAAAACGATGTCAATTGCCAATCCGTAATTGTGTAAACTCAAACCCGGTTTTGCCTTTGAAACAATAATACCCGGCTTTGTTCTGCCCTGTGCATATATTGCCTCCTGTTCTTTAAATGTGCGCAATGTATGACTAAATCTGCAAAATGCTTTGCCTCTTAATGCGTCGCATATTTCATCATAAATTGCGACAACCTCCGCACGCAATTTTGGGTGCATCAACTGAATCCGATCTAATGTTGTTTGATCTTTCATGATTCCTGTTCAATTTTCTTTTTTACCGGTTTGCCATGCTTTAATTTGTGATTTTCATCACGTAGATTTTCAATTTCAACGGTCAATTCATCAACCTTTTTGCTTAATTGATCGACTTTGGCCTCCAACTTCTCATTCATTTGCGTTACCATGTCAATCACACGTTGGGAGTTTTCTAATTGTATTGTACTAATATCTGCGTTTTCTTTTCGCTTACCTAATATCCATGAAATTACTGCCGTAATTGTCGATGATACAATACCGATGATGGCATCCCTTGTTTCCATTTTAAATTGTCTGTTGGATTTTATTACTGATTTCTACAATGCCACGAAAATATGTGTGATCACGTTCATCATCCACCATGTATGTCGATGATTCTTTCACGCAGGTAAATACATTGAATCCATCCGCAGAAAGGTCAAAATATCCATTTGATCGTGTTCTAATTAATTCTAAAATTCTATTGATTGCACTATTGGCTGTAATTTCACCGCCTGAATCTGATTGGAAACGTGTTACCACTTCAATTCGTGTGATTGTTTCGGTAATAAATGATGACTGATTGAAATCTGTTTCATCAGATGAAATAGAATAAACCAAAATGTACGGAAATGATGCCGCAGATGGAACCCGGTTATAAACACCAAATGTCACACCGCCAATCACCACATTATTTGTCAAACGTGTAATGATTGCCTTGCGAATGAATTGTATTGGTTCTAACATTATTTTGTTAATTGTTTAATTTTTGTTTCTAATCTGTCTGTCAAATTCCCTAATTCCTTTCGCAAATTTGTAAAGAAAAATGGCCGTGCCGGCAAATTTACTTCCTTAATTCCTTTGCCTTTAAATTGTGCCGCATAACTTGCAGGAAATCCCAACTTTGTTAAATGACTCAAATTAACCTTTCTGCCTGTTCCAAATTCAACATATGGTGCATATGGCGCACGTGAAAATATTACAACCGTGTTTTCATTCTGTCTTTCAAATCCGGTTTGATTTATCAAATTACCGGTGTCATGTCGGGCATCTGTTTTCATTCCGGCAACGGCAAACATTGCAGTTTTTACCAACTCATTTGATAATTCCTGTTTAGATAATTTACCCAATTCAGCAATTTTCTTTTGTAAATCTGACAATTGTTTTGGATCAACTCCGCTATTTTTTGCCATTATCCTGCAATTTTGGTGGCTGTCATTTTAACCCAAAAATTCTCAAACGTTTGAAAATTAGAATTAATTCGATATAATGCCGCAAATCCTTCTACACTCAATACATCCTCATTGGCAATCAAATCAGCCGTTTCCTTTCTGATTGTGATTTCGATTTCTGTGGATAATAAACGGATGCCCATCTTTTCATCAATGGCACCCTTTGTTTCCTGAACACGGCACCATACGGTGTCAATTGTAACGTAACCGCCCGGTGTTGTGCCACCAAATCCATCTGATGTGCGTGCCAAACGTTTGATTAAAATACGTTGTTTCAATAAAGATGCCGTGTTCCCTGATGCCATTATATAAATACCGATTTTAATCCATCCAATAATTTTGCCGATGCACTTGGAACATCATTCACGGTCATACCGGTAACGAAATCCGTTCTATTATCGTAATATGTCGAAACCATCATCAATAATGCCTGTTTTAAAATGCCATCATTCATTCCTGATGTGATAAAATCGATTTTGATGTTTGATCCTAATGGCCCAATTTCAACAATCGGATCACCTAAACCATACACGGTGAATGTCGCCGCAATATCTTTGACCGTAACTGCATCAACGGATGCCACCGGGCCAAATGGCACATCAATAAACCCATCGTTTGAATAATCCAAAAAATAGGTGCGATCCTTTGAAATTATATCCCGGCTCATGTAGTTTTCTGCCGCTGTGTGTGCCGCTGAAATCATCAAATCAATTAATGTATCATCAGCCGCTGTATCAATCCGGATGTAATTCTTACAATCTGTGCGTGATATAATTGGTGATCCAATTACACTATTAATCTTTATTTGCCGCATTCTTTTTTGCTTTTTGTCCTATGTGTCCGTAGATCATTTTTTGTTCCTTTGTTTCAACCTCTACGGCCTCCACTTTGGTTTCAATTTCAATGGCCTCCACAATTGTTTCAACAATCTCTGCCTCTGCTTTGACTGCATAATTGTGTGCCAAATAATGTCTTTCAACATCAGCCGAAACCGTAACGATTTCACCGGCTTTGTGGTATCCTGTTTTGTTATCAAATACCGTTTTTCGCATTAAAACTTTGCCCATATTTGTGCTATTTTTTGAACAAATATAAAAAGAAAAGCCACCCAAAATTTAGGTGGCCTCTCTTAATTTGAATCTGTATTAAAACTATACTCCGATAGCTGCAATATCAGTAGAGAATACTCCTTTGACAATTGCTAATGGTGCGTAGTTAGTTAATGCAATTCTTTCAACCAAACGAACGGTCACGAAACCATCACGTACGTTTGTTCCATCCTCACGGAAAAACTCTAATGAAAGGTTTTCGCGAACCCACATTTGTGTTCCTAATGCAAAGTTTCCAACTAGGTATGTTCCTGCTGTAATCGCTGTGTTTAATACAACCGGTATTCCTAAGAATTGTGGTTGTAAACCCATGTATGCTTGCTCTTGCAAATACTCATTGGTTGTTGCCTTCAATAATAAAATCTTATTGAAATCTGTTGGATTCAACATGATATGATCAGGACGGTAGTTTACCAATGCTAATTGGTTGATTGCTACGGTTAAAACATCAAATTGATTTGCTGCTGTGATTGCATCTGCAAATGCACCTGCTGCGAATGCTGTTGATCCTGATGTTGAAATACCTGAAATGTTCGGTGCTGTACCATTACCATAAAGTAATTGTGCATCCTCAACGGTTAATAATTTCTCAGGCGCACGTGCCGCTAAATAAGATGTTAGCTGTGGTGTATCTGCTAACATTTCCTCAGAAATACGGAAATAAGTACCGATTTTCTGAACGTTTGCATCGAATGCTGTTAAATCAAAATCTGATTCAGTAAACGTTGATCCCTGTGCTGTTGCTGCTGCACCATTGTCGTATGCTGATTCACGTACATAACGAACAACATCAGATTGTGTTGAACCTTGTGCCAATAATTGGCGAACGTGTACCGGACGCGTTGGATCGTACTTAATACCCGGAACATATTGCGCAGGGATTACCTCACCTGTGAAATTGTTTGCAACGGTCATGTCACCTGCTTTGATCTCAAATTTAGCTGAACGGCTGTTGCCATTTACTAAACCATCTAATGCACCCTTTGTGATGCCATCAATTAATGATTGCTTAAATGAATGTGCGTTTGCTCCTGATGCTGTTTTCTTTGCTGCAACCTCTGCGGCATCAATACGGCTGTGGATTTCTGTGAATTTAGTTTCTAAATTCTTGATTTCAGACTTTAATAATTCGTCTGCTTTACCTGTTGCTGATGCAACTGCTTGGCCTTCTGCTTTCGCAATACGGCTGTCAATAGCTGAATTTAATTCATCTAATTGATTTTTGATTTCTTCTGTCATGTTATTTTGACTTAATTTTTTTGTTTAAATATAAAAATATTTCGGAAATTTCAACCTGCTTGATTTCCGGCACGGTGACAATTTCTGCCGGCCGTGTGGTTATATCCACAAACAATGATTTTAATTTCATCAACTCACCTTCAATTGCGTACCCCAATTCATCGGATACGTTTTCTTTTTTAATCATTTTGGCTAAAATGTCGAAACGTTTTGCCAATAAATCCTGATTAATTTCACCCTTTGCATCTGTGATCAATGCCATTGGATTTGCTGCCAATGTAACGCATGATATTTCGTACAATTTACATTCCTTTAATAAACGGACACCATCTGCCCGGTTTTCCTTAATGATTGGCATAATACCAACGGAATTTTCCGTGATCACACCATTTTTCATTAGTAATAAAATATCCTCACCCATTCTCGTTTTTGGAACTTGCGCCACAAAATACAATCCGGTGCCATCCTCACGTAATTCCGTGAATTTGCCCAATGGTTGATCGATTCTGTGTTGATTGCAATATCTAACACGTGAACCGTTTTCCTGCAATGTTTTGGTGTATGCTCCTGCCAATATGATGTCATTGTCTGAATCTATATTGCCAAAAATTGATCCATAACCCGAAACAATACCGTTTGTTTCATCTATGTCATCAATACCAATCGATGTTTGTTTGTAAATCATATTCTATCCTTTGCCCAAAATTAGTCAAATAGCTAATTAGAAAACTAAATGCAAAAATTAATTTTAACCGCCTAAATTTTCATCAGCAATAATTGCACCTGTTGCGCCTGTTATTACATCGGCATTTATGATTGCATCAATTACGGTTGCCTGTGCTATACCAAAACCAATGTTTGTAATTGGTGCGCCAATTGTATTTGCCCCTTCCATTGGTAATACAATCATTGAACAACGGCAATTGATTACATTGCTTGCTGATCCCTCCGGATCTCCCGGCCTTTGTAATGATTCGCCACCAACTTTAAATTTGCTATTAAATGGCACCATCTGATTATTTGCTGCCTTATGTGCATCTCGTACCCTTGCATCATATCCTGATTTCCATGTTTTAGTCATATCCTGACCGGGAAATAAATTCAATGCTGCCTGCTCTGTTGCATAATTGGCTGCGTTTGTTGCCTCTGTACGGACAATCCTGCGTGCCTGATAATCGGCCAAACCATTAAATTTTTGACGCAACATCTTTGATTGTACAACCTCACCTGCTGACATGAATATCGGATCAGCCATAAATTGCCTGATTGTGTTTGTCAATGTTGCCTGTGCTGTGGATGATACTAACGTAACACGTTGCCCTGCCACCTGATTTCCCATAAACGCAAATGCATTTGCCCAAATGGATTGCATATTGCCCACATCTGCTTTGGGTAAATATTTTTCAATGTTTTTTGAATACCAATTGGCAAATTGTAAACCGATTTTGGAATACATGGCCTCATACATATCAATGTATTTGGCATCCTGAAAAAATCCCTGTGCTGATGCAGGTGTCATTGCCTTAACCTTCAAAAATAGATTAATGGCATCATTATATTCTGCTTTATAAAATTCTGTAAAATCACGAACTGATGTGCGTTCGGCTTTTGTCAATTGGTTTTCGAAATCATCCGCCCAATTTTCCTGCGCTTTTGTTTCTTTCTGCGGATTAAATAAATTGCTACACACCGCCACACGTTGATCAATGGTGCCAAAATCATTGACAATATTAGGATCAACAACACAACGGCCCATGAAATTATTTTGGCTTTCGCCATAACTAGGATTCGGTAATGGCATCTATTTCCTTTATTTTCTTTATTGCCCAATCAACACCCTCACTTCCGCCCCATAAATTCCATGCAACATACCCTGCATCCTTCCACGGTGTGTCCTTATACTCATCAGCAATCGTTGCGTTTTGGCGATGGCGATTGAATTGTGCCATTCTGCTCACAATGTCACGACTGATTTCATCACGATTTGCCAATTGTCTTGCACGTGTCCAACCTATTTCGGTGCCTCCACGAATTTCATCCGGGTATTCTTGTTTAAAATCCAACATCTTTTGTGCATTCAATGATGCTTTCTTTGGATAGTCATCGTACATCTTATTTGATGCCGCCTTTGTTGAATACTTAATGTCCAATGATTTTGGATTCTCCAATGATGGCAATGATGGGTTCTGTGCCATTAAATTAGCCGGAATAAAATAATCATCCATAAACGCATTTTCTGTGTCCATTGCGTAATTCATTGCATCACGTTTTTCGTTTGGTGTAACCCACCACGCAGATGATAATTGTGTGACCAATTTATCAACTTCCTCCTGCATCTCGCTGATGGCCGTAAAATCAAAATCAATGAAATACTCATCACCATTACCGAATTTAGGTGCTAACCATCTGTTTAATTCATCACGTATTTTAATTAATTCAGGAATCACCGCATTTTGATATAAAGCCTTTTTGGCCTCCTTCATGTTGTTGTATGTCGATGAATCTGTATTATTTAGCAACTGAACCGGTATATTGTATATATTACACAAATCTTTGACGGTGCCATTGTATTGTTCAATTAATGATAAATCTGATGCAGATAAACCAAAATTTACCCAACTCAAATCCTTTGGTGTGATAATCACATCACCGGCATTGGATGCACCCTGATAATTTTTGCGGAATTTGTCTTTTAATGCCTGTGCCTGCACCTCTGTCAAATTACCATCCTTTGAAATCAACATACCACGTGATGTTTGATTCTGTAAATATTTTAATCCGGTGGTGACTGCCTCATTGTTGGCGGATAATACCCTCAGACCGGCACGCAAAGGTGATTGTCCATATAGGTTTGATCCTGTGCTGTCATAATCCGGATTAAAATCTTTTATGTGGCACACACTTTCGGGTGGAACCTCAATCATTGAATTGTATTGTATTTTGTATCCTGCCACCGGTTGCATTACACCACCCGAAACAATCTCAACTAATTGAGACGGCAATGAATATAATTCCGTGAATTTACCCACGTTTGGCCCTGTATCTGGGCCAATTCCGTAAACATATCTGTTGCCGGTTAATTTACCAAATGCAACTAATTCGCCTAACCAAGCCGAAAACGATTGCGCAGGGTTTGGTCGTTTTAATAATGCTTCTAAATCGCTATCTGTGACTTCCTCAAATGCTCTTTTGCGTAGTATATTGGCTTTGTACATTGCATTTCCGTCCATTACACCGGATGTCATTGCTTTGTATTGCTTTGCTGATCCCTCATTTGTAACCCTATAAACAGTCATTGGAATGGTGGTTGCCGCCTTAACAATCAAATTAATGATTGAATAAATGGTTGCATTGCGTTGGTATCCATCACGGATATATGTGGAATCTGCATCCTCATTGACAATGATATTTGTGCCTAGCCACGTATAAATCAATTTGTTGTATGCCGGATTCGTACCTGATCCCAATGCTTTGGCAATTGTCTGCCGGAATGTATCAATCAATGATGCCATCTGTATCGCTTTTTTTTCTCAAAAATACATAATTAAACCACAAAAAAATCAGAACGGTTTTTGTATTTGGTATATACCCCATACCGAATTGCATCCATCAGGTGATTGTGTTTGTCAATCGGCTTATTTATAATCGTTCCATCCTTTAATTGTTCCCAAAAATAAAACTGAAATTCATTGTGCAAATTCTGTGATTCCATTGAACAGATTACCTCATGTTCCTTTAATAAACTAATTCCGGCCTTTATTGATCCTTCACCTTTGATTGCAGGAACCGCTAAAATATCCATCTGCCTTAATTCCTCAATTGATTTGGGTTCCGCTGATTCACAATAAATTATGTGTTCATTGATTTTCTTTTCTTTTAGGAAATCGGCAATATCCCGATTTGTCATTCCTTTTTTGTAAACAATTTCGTTGATATATAATTTATCCCCAACCTTTGCCAATTCAACAATGGCCGTTGGATCATGACTAAATCCAAAATCCAATCCATAAAATACATCATCAAATTCAGGAAATTCAACCTTTGGAATGAATTGCCAATTAGGAAATATTTGCCGATCACTAAACACCGCACGTTTTCCCTCACCGTAAACCCTCCAATAATCCGGATCTTTTGCCTTTAATCTTTCAATTTCTTTAATCAATTCAGGTGGCAAAAACTTATTATCTAAATACGTTGTGATCCACATATCGCAATCATCACGTGTGATGACCTCATCATAAATCCAATGCACCGGATCGGATGGATTAAAATCGCAAATCATCTCATCTGTTGTCCGCATTAATAACTGCCTGAAATCCTCATAATCTAACTCATTGACCTCATTGCAATAGCAGATATTCCGTTTCCGGCCTCTAATCTTTTGCGGCTCATCAACTGATAAAAATTCCACAACGTGACCGCCAAACGTATACGTGTTTTCCGATTTGTTATGTTGGCCCACATAAAGGATGCCCAAATTATGTAATATTTCTAGGAAATCACGTTGAACTGATCCCTTTAATGCCGGCAATGTTTTGCGGACAATTGAAATCACCAATGGTGTTTTGGATGATGTCATTTTGTAGATCAGATATTGACACAGGGCATAAGTTTTCCCCGAACGTGTACCGCCCTGATGAACTTTAATCCGCTTATTGCTGTTTAATGTCTGATAAAACTGAATGTTGCATTTCTGCCCTATTCGTTTTCGATTGTTGCCGGTGTCCATTCTATTATGGCAGATTCAATGCCGGTTTCATGTACAACCTCTGTGCGTTCTACGTATCCACGTTTTTTGCCTTTGGTCTTTAAATAAAATATTGTGGCCGTTGTATTGCCATCTTTGATTTGCCTGTGCAACTGCGATTCCGCAAAATCCAATGTCATATCGGCTAATGCATCAACTGCCTCCCGGTATGCTAAATCCTTTTGCATCCACTCGTAATGCACAGATCGTGGAATCTCTGTTGCCTTCGATGCTGTTGTCACAATGCCCAATGATTTTTCAAGGGCATCCAGCATCCGTTTTTTATTCAACTTTGTCACACGTGCATTCACCGCCATATTCTATTTATTTGATTCGTAAATCTCGCCATTTTTCTTAATCACTAAACTCGGATCAAGTTTTTTCATTCGATCAATAATTACCTGACAATAATCAGGGCTCATTTCAACACCATAACATGTTTTCTTTATTTGATGTGATGCAACCATTGTTGATCCTGAACCTAAAAATCCATCATATACAATATTTCCCTTTAAATAATCTTTTATAAAATCTGCACACATTTGAATTGGTTTTTGGGTTGGATGAACTCTTTTGCCACTTTCTCCTTCTTTAATCATTCCACTCCAAATTTGTTTTTTTATTCTAACAGGACTCGAAAAAGATGTCCAAGCCATTTCACCATCAGCAAAATTATTGCTATTCATTTCGCCTCTTTTATCCCATATTAACCAACATGGTGATGGATTAAGAAAATCAGTAAAATAGTTTCCACCCCAAATAATAAAATTTTCTATTCCCAATGCTATACAGGTATGATAAAATTCTCTTGCTGTATCTGTTGTATCATCTCCAATTATAGGGGCATAAATTCCATTTTTAGCTAAATTATCGCCTCCAACTTTTCCATTTGAACCAACAACTTTAATTCCATAAGGTGGATCTGTAAAAACTAAATCAATTTTATCCCCATTTATTAATTTTTCAACTGATGATAAATCTGTTGAACTTCCACATAATAATCTGTGTGGCCCTATCTCAAATAAATCACCAATAACAATATCTGTTTCCAATCCGCCTTCCGGTGCATCATAATCATCCTCATCTGCCGTTCCTGCATCAACAATGTCCATCACAGGCAAATCTAAACCCCAATCAATCAATTCATCTTGATCCCATTCATTAGCCAACATATCCCAATCCCATTCACCAAACCCTACATTGTCGGTAATAATAAATCGTTTCTGTTGTTCCGGTGTCAATGCTGATGCCTTTATGATTGGCACACGTTTCAATCCGGCTTCAATGCAGGCACGTAAACGCATATTTCCACCCAATACAATCATATTGTCATCAACAACAATGGGCCGCAATTGCAGCATTTCCGGAAACTCTTTAATGGACTTCACCAACTTTTTAAACTTATCATCCTTGATCAAACGTGGATTGTTTGGATGCGGAATTACCAATTTAATATTTATTTCCTCTATCATTTCAACCGATTTTTTTCATCAAAAATTAAACTGATCATTACTAATATAAACACGCAACTAATCCCACCAACCCACCAACCCATTGTGACTAAATGATTTGCATCCATTACCCTTTGAATTTAGATAACTCCTGGTTAATATACCACAATGATTTTTCCAAATCCTGTTTCTTATTGCCCTTGCTGTCTGCTCTTAAAATATATTTGATTGCGTTTCCTAAATTGAAACCCAAATGGAATGATTCAATTACATCAATTGCCTCGATGCCTCCAACAGATTGATAATGTTGCGGATGATCCACCATTTCACGGCTCTCATTTGTCATTTTATATTGATTAGGTAAATTTGTGCTTTTGTTTCCGGCAGTTATTCATCACCCAACTGCGCAACAAATTTAATTAGTTTTTCCATAGGTTTGACATTGGTTTATCCCAACAATCAATTCCATAAGATTTCAACAAAATATTTATCTGTGTATTCAACAAATCTTTCTTTGTTTGATCCATCTGATCCATTTCCAATCCTAGCATAAAAAATGCCTCCATTGCTGTACAGGCATTTTGGAACGTGTCCAACGCATCGGGCAATTCCGGATCATCATTTTTATTGTTCGGAAACAGAACATTCATTGTTTTTTCCAACTCCCTAATCATTTGCTTTGTCACCATCTTCACGGCCTGTTTGTTTGCCGGATGGCCCTGCCATGATCCATCAATGAAATCCAACATATTTTGCGATAATGCAAAGAATGTCAATAGTTTAATTTTGTCTGTTGTCGCTTTCATAGGTTTTTAATATTTAAAACTTCCTTTGGGAATTTATATGGATCAATACATAGGTCAATTTTAATTAATTTATAAAATATCATCATGTCCTGTATTTCCTCAATTATTTCCATTGCTTCTTCACTCGATAATTGATCCGAACATTTCACATCGCCATTTACCCATATTTGATCATCGTGCATTGTCATGATAATGCAATTTTTAGGTTTCTTACACGATTATAAACCGGCCTTTTTTCGCGTTCTGATCCATGTTCCAACCGGGAAATACAAGTTTGTAGGAATAATTTTGGATTGTCAATGCGTTCCCATGCCGTGATTTGTACCGGATCCTGATTGAAATTTGGATCGGATATTTTTTCTTTTGCCCATACAATTGCCTTTTCTCTATTTGTCATCTGATTGTCGTTTGATTTTCTAATTTGCCATCAATATATCCTGACCGGTATGCGGCCATAACTTTGTCCTGTTCAATAAATTTGTTTGCCTCATAGTATTTTAGCTTTTCAATCAACTCATCCAATGATCGCACAATCAGGTATTCATATCCGCATTCTCTTGCTTTTGCCTCAAATTCTTTTTGATTAGGTTGCTGATAATTACCAACAATTTTGACCTCAATAAACAGGCCGTGAAACAATTGGTTTGGCAAAAGGATTAACATATCTGCCACACCTGCTTTGACTCCCTCTGCCTTTAATTTACCGGCAACTGCTTTGTTGCGCCATCCGCCATTTGGTATCGCAAAAAACGTGTAATTATGCAAATCCAAATACATTGCTAATACGGTTTGCAATCTGTGTTCATGTTCATTTCTCATTTTGCTGTCGTTTTAATTTCTACCAATCCCCTGTGTTCATCAAAGTAAATCATTTCAAAATCCTCAATGGGTTCAAAGGTATCCATCATAAATGCCTGACTAAATTCAGAACGTTTGGCAATTACTTGTTTTTTGCCACCATACTTTGATTTTCTGACCTGATTAATTGCAATACATACAATTGATCCAATCGTGATAAAAACTGCGCTTAAAATTAATTTCTTTTTCATATGTCCGTTATTGGTTTAGATTTATATATTTTAAAATATGCACAATCACATCAACTGTCCATCCATCGCCTAATAAACAGGCCGCTTTATTTCTAGGCAAAATTGATGTATATCCTTCCTTTACCGTTTGCAATCTCTCTAATTCAGTCTGGGTAAAATACCTGATGTCATCATCTTGAAAAACAAAATATTCATTATTGCGCAAAAGACAATTAGATTTCTCTTTCATTGCTCGGCCTCTACGTGTTTTTGATGTTGGATATGACATATCAACACATTCATTTTCTTTAATATCAACAAAACCAATTTTTGTGGCCTCCTTAACTCTTAAAAATGTTTCGGAATCTTTAAAAATAAGATTAGCCATTCCAATTTCAAAATATCTTTTTGCCATTTTTGATGGTGTTGCCAATGGTCTTGAATTACTTTCAAGTAAACACATTGATTTTCTTCTATCTGAAAAACCATCCTCTAAAATGTCTTTTAAATAAATTTTTTTATCAATTGGTTGTGGGATTGTACAATATCTCATTCCAAATAAATCCATTTCAGCTGGGCCAATATTTGTCCAATAACTTCGTTGCCTCATTTGTGCAGAAACCAATTTTGAATTTATGTCAACAGGGAATGTGCCTAATAAATGGCTAATCGTATTGTATGAATAATCATCCATTCTTACATTTTCCAATAAAAAATATTTTGGTTTGCATTCATGCAATAAACGCAAATATTCAAAAAATAAACTTGATTTTTGCCCTTCTAAACCTTTTCGCTCTTTATTTGCTTGCGAAAAATCCTGACATGGTGATCCACCTATCAATAAATCAATTTTTGGCAAATCCTCTGCTTTTATTTTTGTTACATCACCCAATTGAATTGTATTTGGGTAATTATGTTGTGTGACCTGAATTGCGTGCTTTTTAATTTCAGCCGCAAAATATTTGTCCACTTTTATTCCTGCTCGCTCCAATGCTTGTTGTCCGCAACTCATTCCATCAAATAATGATAATACATTCATAAGTTTAATTTATTTGTCCGTTTTCATCCAATGTCATATCCATTTCGGCTAATTGATAACAAAACAATTTGTATGCCTCCCCTTTACATTCTGCGATGTATAATTTGTCATCAATAAATTTTGGCCTCAATCGTGTTTTAATTTGTTCACGATCTACATCAGGGCATACCCATATTCCAAATTTTACTAAAAAATCATACATATGCATAAGTCCACCGGCTCTCCATTCAAATTTTTGCCCATTTTTTTCTGATAATTTTATTCTTTTAACGTATGAATTTACATTTGCGATTGCCATAAACTTTAATTCATCATTGGTTGGAACCGGTTTGATTCTTTCGAGTTCAGGCTTTTTTACATTCTTTGTTTCCTGCCTTGCATACTCAATGTATGCGTTCATAATCCGGCCAAAATATTCACACGAAAAATTCTCATAACATTTGCAATCGGTGTTTAATTTGCCGGCAACTGCGTATTCAAATGCAATGGCTATTTCTTCGGGTGTTTGATTTCCGTAATTTGATTTGATAAATGCTAACAAAACATATTTTTCCTCATCTGTTGGCATATTTGCACCACGCAGGCCAACCATTAGCATTGATAACCTTAATACCTGTTTTAAATCATTTTCAGGCCGTACACGGATGTTCTCTGTGCTTTGTGCCTTTATGATTAAATTGGCTGTACCCTTACCAATTTCTAAGGGCTTCCATTCTTGCTGCACTCGTTCCAAGTTTTGTTTCTGATCCATTGTTGTTGCTATTAAATTTATTTTTGTTTGCCATCCATGTGCTGATTCGCCTGCTAATATCAAAGAATTTTTCGGATTGCCATCTTTCTTTGCCCTTTGAATTTTTTTCTGTCCAATAAGAATTGAAATTATTAAATTCAGTTCCTAGTGATTGAATGTGTGGTGACAACAGGTCACTAAACACTATTTCATTTACTTTACTTTCATTTTCTTTTATTTCATTTACTTTACTTTCCTTTCCTTTGTTGAACGGTCGTTCAACGGTCGTTGAAATTCGTTTCTCTGCGGATGCTTTTCCGGCTAATTTGCGTTGCTGTTTCATTCGGAAATATGGCTCTAAATAAACCAACATTTTAGGTGAAAAGAATTTCTGATCTGTATCAACTTCAAACAATTCATAATTGCAAATTGTTGTTCTAATCTTTGCCTCTGAAACCCCAAATTCATCTGATAATAAATCCAAATCATCCATTGGATACATCAAATCCTGTTGTTCCCTTAATGTTTCTAATAGCATAAAATAAATGCCATACCCTTCAACTCCTAACTCCCTGCGCAATCTCCTGATTTTGCGATCATGCCGTGCATTACAGAAATGCGGAAAATAAAATGCCTCTTTGTCCATTTAATTTTTAAAAAAATAAAGCCTGAATGCGTAGGAGTGCAGACAGGCTTTGTGGTTCTTAAACCCAATTAATTACCTGAAAACTCCTACCCTTTCAGCTAATTATAAAACAAATATAGTGATTAAATTAACATTGCACCTTTCAATGGCTTAAATTTAAACAGATTGCCATATTGCGGATGCTCCAATACAAATTTCCGGGCATACATAGGTGCAAAATTGTTGTTTACCTTGTATGGATCATTGTTAGAATTAAACGTATAATCGTAACGCATTGCCTCAAAAATGTATTTTGATCCTATCTGCCTGCGGCCCTCCTGTGCCATCTTTACTGCGATGGAATTGTACAACTCATAAATGTGCTTGTTGCTCTGATCGTACTGCTGAAAAGTTACCATAATTATGTTGTTTTGGGTGAATAATATGTAATTTTCTTCTACTGCGTTCTAATTCTTTGGATATGTGCGCCCAAACCTGATTGAACGTATATCCTAATTCATTTGTTTTTTTCATTTTTAACCATATTTAAAATTGCACCTAGAATCGTAAAAAACATTTGTGCAATTGTCCAATAAAATATCAAATTTATTTTGTCCTCTATACTCATTTTCTTACGTATCTAATGATTGACATGATTGGAATCCCTATTAATTTGCGATCAACATCCGGATGTTTAAAAAACAGTGTTCGGTTGCCCTCTGTTGCGTGATCCAATTCTCCTTTCAGAAACATCACCTGATTACCTAATCGGTATTCAAGTTCATACACACTACCAATTTCGACATCCCTGTGCTTTAAATTGGCCGTTGCAACGGAATAAATTGCTTTTAATTCTCCGTGCCGTGTCGTATAACTATCTACGATTTTGCGCATTAAAATGGTAAATCATCAAATG